ATTCTTCCGACTTCATCCCGGCGTTAAGGTTGCGGCCGAACACGTCGGCTGCGCCGATGATTTCGGAGCGGTTCATAGCGTTAAGAAGTGAGTCGCGGCGACTGCGAAGATTCTCTTGCTTTTCGAATGCTACGAACGACCGGTCAAACCGTTGGTTGTCGGCCTTCGTTTGTTTTTCGATCTTGTCGTTTTCGATCCTGTTGATTTCGGCCGCGGATCCGGTCACACGCTCAAAATCTTCGGCCGCTTTGGCCATGTTTTCGGCCAAGACGCGAATCCGTTCGACCTCAAGTTTTCCGCGTGTGATGCGGTTAAGCTCGTCGAAGCCTTCTTTGATGCCCTGCGCCGCTTGCCCCATAAGCTCGCGGGCCTGTTCGCGGGCACGCCCATAGTCGCCCTGAAACTTGTTTCCGGCCAGATCGTCCACAAGTCGACCGAACGTCAGGTTTCGTTGAAACTCGTTCGGCATCGCCCGCCTGGCAGCTTCGGCCCGAATGCCGCGTGCGTCTTTCGGTTCGCCCGGATTAAGGAATTCTTCGGCCGCGTTCATTGCATCGCGGCGAAGATTGTTTTCCCTAACGTCGTTCCGGTTGTTTTCGGTCAGGTCGCGAAAACGCGAGCGGTTCTGGCGATTGATGTCGTCCGGGTCAAACCCCGCTTGCCTGCGAATCCATCCGCCAATGCCCGCGTTTGCGTCCGTGTTAGCGAGTTGTGAAAGGGTTTTCTGTGTCGAGACGATGCGCGCTTCGAGTTCGCCGAAAATGCTTGCCGCGTACTTAGTTTGGTCCGCCAATTTCTGCATCTCGGTTCGACCGTCAATCACGCCAGTGAAGGCACGTTCGATGTCATCTCCAAATGTGTTCGCCAACACGCCAGCAATCGTCAACGCGCCAGCAACGCACGCTCCATAGCCAAGGCCCGTCACAATGCCTTCGATGTTATTGACAACGCCACGAAATCCGTATTGAACGTCATCGATGGCTCGGCCAATGTTCAATAAACCTTGAGCGTTGAACGCTTTGGTCGATGATGCTGTAACGGTGTTGATGCTATTTTGCATCTTCTGCGCTGCGGCGTTCGCTTGCACCTGCGCATAAGCTAACGCCTGCCGGAACTGTTCGTCCGACAGACCAAGCTCGACAGCCAGATTACCTACGGTCGTTTGCGATGTGCTCATCGGTTCGGCTCGTTATTTTTGGCGTGTGCGGCCAAGAGGTCGAAAACCGCGTGAACGGGCATCGACATGATTTCCGAAAATGGCTGATGCAATTCCGACATCAGGATAGCGATGATCCTGCGCCATTCGATTCGTTCGGCGGGTTGCTCGCCACGCCCAGACCCGCCTCGTCTTTTGGGTCGGTGTTGACTCCCAGCGCAATCGGTTGAAGCGTCAAGGCGTCATATGGCATAACGGCCGCGTTGGTGATTTCGTCAATCTTTTCGGGCGAATAGTGCGGGTTGTATGCCCGGATTATCGCACCAATGAACACGCGAGCGAACACGGCCTTTTGTAGCATCTTCACGCTACAGAGTGCCCCGATCGCATCAGGCGGCCATTCCTGCGAACGCTGCATGATGATATCCGCCACCATCGCACAATCGGCTTCGGGAATCGCTTTGCCAAGTATTTTGGCGTCGATAAATTGCAGCGGCGTTTCGAGCGTTTGAAGAAATGACTCGATCTCGCATGCCGCCGCAACGGTCAGGCGGCCAGCCCGTACAGGATGACCGCCGATTTCGACCGTTTTGATTTCGTTGTGCAGTTTCAAGATCAGATGCCCCAAGAATTATTGGCCCACTTGCCCTGACCAACGAAGTTGATCGTGACCGGGATGGCACCTTGAACCGTGGCTTGGCCACGAGTGATCGTGCCGATCTGCACGTTCAGCGACGAGTTTCCGGCCGTGACGTTCGATTTCAGGTCATACCATTTCAGCAGACCCTTTTGACGGGCCTTGACTTGCAAGTCCTGACCTTCTTTTTTAAAGGCGGTCATCGAACCCGTAATCGTGGACAGGGCCGCGATTTGGTTTGCGTATCCGTCGTCTTCCGTGGTCGTGACATCGACCATCGCGACGTTTTCGTCAAGGTTGATCGAAGCCACGCCAAGCACGGTTTCGGATCCACCGCTAGGCGTGAACGTGACGTTGCAGAGATAGAATGCAAGGCGATCGCCGACAGCCATGATTTAGGCCCTCACAGTCCAGCGGACAGAGAAAGAGGATTCAGCCACCCACATGGCAGCTTGCTCCGTGTATTGGATGTCGAAAGAAGCCGCGTTCAGGAGCGACGAATAGAGGTCGTCGATTCGTCCCCGGTCGAACTTGGCGGAAATGGAATCAAGAGACGCAAGACAATCGGTGTCAGACGACGTGATGACCGCGAAAGCCACAGTTGCCGAATAATCCTTTTCGGCCAAGTCGCCTTCGCCGGGATCGATCGACGAAACACGCATGACCGCGTAGGGCACTTGCGCCTCTTGCGGTGCGAGTTGCAGATAGACGGGAATCGTCGGAACGGCTTCGATGAATGCCGCCCGTATCGAGGTTATGACCGCCGAAAGGTTCATCGTCCGGTTTGTTCCAGTTGCTGCGTCATGATCTTCGTATGGTGAACGCCCATGATCGATCGGGCCGGGATCACGCCTGTGATTTCATACGTGGTCGATCCGAACGTGATGCGGTCGAGCGGTTTCGCAGGGCAATCGCCATAGACGTAAATCACCGTCATTTCGCTTGCCCCGGCTGTACTGAGGATTTCGGCACGTGATTCCGACCGGGTTTGGACAAACGCCCGGTATGACGTGCCAGGCCCCGGCCACGAATAGCCAAGCCCGCCAAGTGGTGATTCCGTTTTGACCGATGGAATCAGTGTGACCGTATGCGGAAATATCATGATGTGGCCCTCGCGACGGCTTTATAGAAATCTTGCAAGATGGCCGATTGCGTCATTTCGAGGGCTGGCTTCATGTACGGTCGTGGCGGAAGTGTGCCGAACCGCGTGCGGCCGCCAATCTCTTGAATTCGAGCGTACTTGAGGCCGTTACCGGGTCCGACTTTAGCACGCATACCGTCATTGATCGTTTCGACAGCCACAGAGCGTTGCAGTGTGCCCGTTTGCTTGTGTGGCGGCGTTCCCGGCGTGGACGATTGGACCCAGCGATGGAGCGGTTCGCCGTACCAATAAACGCGGTCTACGGCAAACTTTCGTCTCGGATTGGCCTTGCCCCTAAATCGGTAAATGCCGCCAAACGCAATTTGCTTTGAGCCGAGGTTGATAATGCTCAGCCCCTTCATGCCGCTTACGCCACGATTCCAACGGTCTGAAATGTTACCGCGATTAAGCCCCGCAATAGCCGTTGCCGCCTTGCCAGACCTATTCAACAGCGGATCTTTCGCCGCTCGCCGAACACGCTCGGCACCCTGCCGCACAGCCCGTTTTACTTCCCGTTCGACTCGCGACAGGATAACAGGGCCATTCCATTTCAGGTTGTAAGTAAACCTGATCATCCGACCGTGATAATCCGATACGGGCCAAGCAACGCGGCCACGACCATTGGACACGGATAAGCCACGGAGACCGCCGCCCCGCTCGTTTCGTACGACACGGCATAATCGCCGATGCGTTCGGACGATTTCTCTTGCCCTGCTGTCGTGCCGCTCGTCAGTTCTTCCGCCCACAATGCCACGGCCATTCCGACATCCGGCGGGAGTTCTTCGAGAACCGTGTCAAAAGTGCGGCCGCAGTAATAGTCGACTTGCGACGATGCCGCCTGAAGATAGGCGTTCGCCGTGGCGTCCGTCATATCGCCGATGACGGCGGAATAGACGGCGGCTTGTGATTTGGTCAGGTATTGTTCAGCCATGAATGAGCCTCAGATAAAACCGCCCGCCGCCGCCAGGGGTGTGAACGGCGACGGGCAGCCCCGCGAAGGTGGCTTAGGCCAGTTCGTGGATGATGTTGAACGCGCGGAAGTCACGTACGGCACCGCCGAAACGGTATCGCCACGTGATCCGGGCCTTGTTGGCATACCGAAGAGAGGTCGTGTCGATCGACACGGAGATCCCGGAACGAGTCGCCAAGATGTACTCTTCCCAATCGCCCACGACGATCGACTTCGGCGTGCCCGATCCGGTCGAGGCCGGAACATAGTCGTTAAAATACACCGGCGTCGAAAGGATCATGCCGTTTTGACCCATCGTCACGCCAGCTTCGAAGCTCGGCAGGAAGAGAGGCCGGTTGTTGGCGTCCAAAAGCTGCACAAGCCGCCCCATCGTCGGACGGGCCATGACCCATGCCAGACGGGTGGAGTACTGGCTGCGGAAGCTGTAATACGACTCCACGACCTTCGGAGCGGTCAGCGTGTTGTTCGTGCCAGTCTTCGTGATGCCCACGGACGTGCAGGAGATCACGCCCAAGCATTGCGAGGAAGCCGTCACGCCGTTGATGGTCTCATTATCGTACGCGGCCGCGAAAGCCTTCGTGCCCTCACGAATGAGGTACGATTCCATAAACGGCACGTCTTCCAACAGGTCAAGGGACACGTCAGTCCATGCTGTGCCGGTGTTGATATCGATCGTGAGTTGATCGAACGGGCCGGTGTTCTTTTCGGAAAGCGTCGTGTTCGGGACTTCGCCCTTCGTGGCCGCGTAAGCCGTGCCGACCTGCGGCGTGTTGGACGAGTCAAGGTTCCGAGGGTAACGAACCGGGCTTGTCACCGTGCTGATGTTTTGCACCAGCCGGGACATGATCGGCGTGATCGTCCGCTGGGTGATGATATCCGGGCGCAGATCGTACGGAGCCGCAAAGGAGCCGTTGGTCGTACTGCCAAGGGTCATATCCTTGCGGAACGGGATGTAGACTTCCGCCCCGCCATCGTCGCCCACGCGGTCGATACCGTATTTCTCGATGATGTCGCGAGTCGCGCGATCTTTGATCCGTTCGACGTTGCCGCGAGCCTTGACGAACGCACGGAAGCCACGCTGATAATCAGCGGTGCCGCGAACTTCATCGGCGTCAAGGTCTTCATGGCCCAAACCGTACGATTCGGTCACGGCCAGATTGCCGCGATTCGCCTTGACGAATGCGCCGGTAGACAGCGAAGACGTTTGGACCGGGGAAGGCCGGTTCGGCTGTTGGCCAGCCTTTTTCAAGGCTGCTTCGGCATTTTCCTTGGAAATCGTGATGAG